TGTTCTTGTACTATCCGCCCCCCACACACTCACACACATTGCTATTAAAATTAGCAGTAGTATAATTTTTTTCATATATTCCTCTTATTTATCGACCTTAGCATCGAGCCAGTAAAATAATTCCTTACAGGATTTCCTGTTCGACCTCTTTCATTTCTTTCATCGAGATACTTTTCAGAATAATCCCTCTGGTCTCTACCATCAGGGTCTTTACCCGATTGAGTTCTCTTTATTATTTCCGTTATTACAGATCCGGCAATTTTTCTAATCTGCTTTACAACATCCCGTCTCTCACGAACCGCAAGTCTCACTTTCTGAACCGCTTCATCTGCTTGTTTATCTGATAATGCAAAGAATGGAGATGCTTTCATTTTCGTTGTTCCGTAATGCAACCACATCGCTTTTTCTCGCTCATCAGTTTGACCGAAATACAATTCAAAACCACCATCACCAAGAGATATTTTCAATTTATGAACCGCAGGCGTAACGGTATCTAAAACAGTAGCATTCATCGAGTAATCGACCTTGACCTTCGTATGTCCTGCATATAATACTCTGCATCACTATCTAAATCTGTGCTTATACTAATCCTCTGCAAATCAATGTTGATCTTATCTTCAAACCTCTGTTTGTATTCCACTTTCTTCGTGTAATATGCACCTTCGGACTTGCCCTGAGCCAAATCTTCATAGATTAGATATAAAGTATAGTAATCAGATGATCGATTGAATACGGTCGGATTTGACACCAAGTCTTTGATGTCTTCATCATCTTCAAAATCAATGTATTCGTCATAATATCTTCCCTTCAAATACACTTCGAGCCGATCCCCGATTTCCTCTTTCGCCAAAGCAATTTTAGCACTCCAATCCGAAGATGTAAGAGAATTAATCTCACTCTCCACCTGTGCAAGCGTGGTCGAAGAACTCAGCGTTGCGTCTTCCCAATTTGCCATTAGTTCCCCGATTGACTAATCTGCTGCCATTGAGTACCATCATATAGCAACTGAACAGCCATACCTGCGGCAATATCACCTGCATCAAGCTCAGATATATCGCTTGCTTCATAGATATTCTTTTCGGCAAGTCCATCCACTACAAGTGTGGCAGCCCCAGTATTTGCCGAATCGGCAACAAAATATACAATGAGTCCAGCTGTAAGTTCAGTTACTACAGGAGAACAAGTAAGATTAATTGAATCCGCTGTCCCTGCTACTGTCCCATAGTTAAACTTTCCATCAACTGTCAAATAGTCAAGAGCATTATCAATGTCGTCAATATTCTGTTCTACGAATAGCTCTACATCTGACCACATACATTTATGAATCGTCCCGTCTGCTTCCTCAACGTATATGACATCAGTTCCGGCAATATCTCTTTGGGAAAATGTCAAAGCACACAGTGTCGCAACTATCCCCAAAATCATTATTGTTAATATTATTTTTTTCATTTCTCCCCACTTTTTTTACGTGGTTTTTCCGTAATATTTTTTACGTGTTTTTCAAGAGCTTTCATCATCATTTCCAGTCTCTTGCCATATTCAGCATCAATACAATTTGCAAGTAATTCTTTTGTGGTTACGAAATACCTCTCACCATTTACAGTGATGCCGATATTCTCATCCCCTTCAAGTTTTCCTTCAAAATGTTTTAACATAATCTCCTTAAAAAATAGGGGAGGGAGTCCCTCCCCTTAATGTTTATACTTTTGCGTACACAAACGCAACAACTGTTTCAGAGCTTTCATTCGCATCAGTAGTATATTTCAACTGAACGTAATCGTAGGAAAGTAATCTGAAAAGGTCTTCCGGTATTGCACACTGAGTGATAAGATCACCAGCAGCAAAAGCAAGTTCGCCATCAGCACTTGTTTTATGCAAAATGTAGTAGTGAGCATCACTTTCAGCTGTTCCGCTTGCACCCTGAATCCCGCCAGCATTAGATGTTGAAAACGGAGGTGTTGCAGATGAAGCAGTATCTGAAGTGTATCCTTCAAGTTCGATATTGAATGCCTGACCGGTTGCAATAGTAACCGCTGTCTCAGCATATACGTCAATCCAAAGTCCACCATTGGTTTGAAATCCCACAAACACCATATTGGTGGAATCAACCGAAGTTGCATTTGGTAAGGTTTGAGCATCAGAGAGTTCGCCAAGTATTTCTTTTCCGTGATAATTGTTAGCCATTGTGCCCCCCTTTATGACAAGCCGTAAGGCAAGTAGGACAGAGTTTCATCGGCTTTGATGTTTTCATCAATTACAATAGGAATCCCTCTGTATCGTGTTATCATGGTATTGAAATCCTGAGAAGCAGGAGTTGTGTCCATAGCAGTTGCATTAAGTGACTCAATACAACGTCTTCCCAAGCGTGATGTATAAATGAAGGTGTCTCCTGAAGTTCCTTTAACAGAATCAATCGCAGCTTTCATTTCAAGATCAGTAGGACAGTTGGAAGCATTCACACCAACAATGGCATGAACTGTATAAGCATGACTTGCCAAGAAAGCAAGGTCTGTCTCATATAGCACACCATAAACAGGTCGTGAAGTTCCGCTTGCCGTGTATTCCAAGAACATATTCCCGCCATTGGGGAATGATGTTTGAATGAAGTTACCAGCAGCAACTGTCTGTGAATTATATACAAGCCCACACTGTCCTGGTTTGTATTTTACAACAAAGATTGATGTGACATTTGCGTCACCACCACCAGCATCTGTGTAGTATGAAGAACCATTTGCATCAGCAATTTGATGCCATCCAATGAATCCAGACACATCGCCATAAACGGAAGTTCCGTTATATGATCCATAGATGATTTGCTTCGCTATTTTTTGTCCCAATGCTTCCATCACAGCAGGTCGATTGTCCATAAAATACTTTTTGACACCGATTTCATCACAGATCGCCTTATCTTCTCGCTGGACAATACCAGCCATCTTAAGGTCAAGTTGTGCGATTTCGTTGTCAACTGTCTGATCTGTATATGATCCGCCAATGCTACGGAAAGCAGCAGACGGCAGTGCAGAAACCTTTTTATATTTATGGAATTTTCCGTGACTGGAGGGAATCATCAGTGCAGTCTGTAGAATACCGGAAGCATTAACAAGATGATCTATAATTGCAGCATCCTGAACAGCTTTCTCAGTAACTAATTTACGTAATGTGGCGTCAGCCATAATTCCTCCGAATTAATCAGGGAACACATCCAACGGATCTTTTACAACCGGAGGTGGACTTCCCTGAGGTTTTGTACCATCCAAAATCTTGCGTGCCTCAAAATATTCCGCTTTTTCATAGGGTTTAAACTGTTTCAGGTTATTCTCGACCTGTTCGAGTGTCAGTTCTTTATCCTTCTCTGGAAAGATGAAATCTTCTCGTATCTTATCGGCTTTTTCCTTATATTTCTCATCGGTAAAATACTTCGACCTCTCATTCCATTGATTAGTGCGAATTTCAAGTACAGATTTTTTCAGGTTTTTGTTTTCATCTTCCAGTACAGAAATAGTTTTTTCAGATTCACCAAATTTTTCGAGCTTTTTTTCAAGGATATCATATTCGCCCTTTAGCTCTGATAGCTCAGCACGAAGTTCATTCCTTTGCTCTATTACTTCGTTAAATCTTGGCGTTGGAATCATATTATCGCTTTTTTCAGCAAGCGTAGAACTGACATATTCCTCAATGTCATTCACTATTTTCTCATCTGTTATTTCGTGTTTTTTCAACACATCCCTTAGTTTCATAGTTGCTCTCCTCGTTTTTTACAGGTTCGACCTGTTATTTTTCTTTGCCTAATCGCGCTATCCATTTACCGCAAGATTCACTTGCGTATGTTTTCTGTTGATATTTACTACTCTTAAAATTTTGACAATCTCCACTTTGACCTTTTCTTCCCTTCCAGTGCATACAAGTTGAACATTTAGGTGTTGTCATGCTTTCAAATACTCCTCATAAGTTAAATCTACCATAAAAAAATTATGCTGACAGTTCCATCTTGGTTCGGTGTGATCGAATAATCCACCTGCTTCAAACTCCTCTTTCTCTGCATTCGTGAAATAAGGTGCGTGTTCTTTCTGTGTCAAAGCCCATATACACTCAGCATGAGAGTTGTCCTGAAGGGGTGCTCCTGCATATTCCCAGATGTCTTTCTCTCCATATCCGACCTCTTTTGCAAGTTCATTCTCAACCTGCTGTGTGAATTGATTCTTTGAAGTCCTGACAAGCGTTTCGGCATGACGCTGTAGTTTGGTTTCAAGTGTTTTCTTCAAAAGATTAACCGCTTCAGTCCTCTGTGCTCCACTTATTACTTGTTGCATTAACACACTCTTGACCGACCTTGCTGCATCATTTCCCAATCCCATTACTTCGCCAAACTGCGTTTTCATTAAGTCTTTCAGCATTGTCTTGTCAAATTTACCTACTTCTTTGAACGTACTTACAGCATCAATCCTTTCGTCAATAATGCTTTTACTTTTCAGCATCTCTTTACCAATAACGTCCTCGAATCCACTATCTCTTAATGCACCCATAACCTCGTTATATAAAATAGTTGCATTTTTGAAATTCTCTTGCTTTACCAAGAATCTTCCGTCTTGAATAGCCATAGCATCCACGAACTTATTAATTCTGGATTCAAGTGTTTTGACTATTTTTGCCAGTTCCTGTTCAAAACTCATCGTATTTCCATTAACAAATATTTTTTATTAATATTAATATTTTCTTTGAATCTTTTAATATCTCTATATGCTTTTTCAAGCCATGCTTTTGATGCAAAATATTTGCCGCTTTCTTCCTCATATGCTGTGAATATTTTCAATGTAACGCCAGCAAAAAACAATATAACACACCAATCGGTTTTCCATAAAACCTTTGGCTTTTCGTTAATGTCGATTATTTGAGAATCATATTTTAACGTCATAGCTCTTCCTCAAATTCCTTCTCTACCCTATCCCCAAAAGTCGAGCCATACTGTCTATTCTCTTCATCTATCTCTTTTATCTTTTCAATAGCATCATCTCTGCTTAAGTCGGGATTATCATCCATTACAAAATCAACCCTTGACATCGTGCCGTTGCTCATTTGTAATGCTCTCACTCTTTCCCGTGCTTCAGGATCTTCAACAAACCTAACCTCGCCAAAGTCAATTTTGATTTCCATCTTCGGATTGAATGAATAACCAGGCAATTCGTTTGCAGTCATCAGAATAATTCTTATAAGATCAGTCATTGATTTGCGATAATATTCCCGCTCCTCTTTGTTCTTTTGAATTATCTCCTGCTTGCTCAAAGCATAATGAAATCCGCTTGTATATTCAGCACCCTTTATTGTGTCAGCAGAAAGTCCTAAACTTCTCGCAACCCTTATCATTCTGTTCTCAATTAATGTCCATTCATCCATAACTGGTGCTTGCGGATTGATAAATTTTGAATCGCCCTTGACCTCTCCCATGCTATTGGAGGGAATGTCCATCGAGAACGTCAAACCCGCTTTCATTTCCTGTTCTGGCGGAACTCCGACATTAACTCTCTGTGGTAAATTGTAATCTTCAAGCATATTCAAAGCAGTAAGTCTCAAATCTATCTGCTCGTTTTTATCAACTATTGCATTCCGTTTCGTGGAGAAAAACTTGTCAATCGGCTTGTAATTCCTGAACATTATGATCGGAATTTCACCATCATAATCCGGTGCTTCTAATTGCTCAATCGAATCTTCCTCAATATATCCCTCTGAATTAACATAACACTTAAACTTTCCCTCTTTCGTCCAGTAATGATATATGTCAATCCTGTCTGCAACTATCGGCGTATTTGTCAAAACCCCTACCTGATAATAAATTGCCTTTGCCTTTGTGGGATCATCATCCTCTTGTTCAACAAACATATTGTCGGCTGTGATAATATCTAACTCAATCTGGTCATCTCTTATCTGCGGCAAAACACCAACATCCCTTGTAAGATTAACAAGTTTATTGACATCCCTCATAACAGCAAGATATAAAATTTGATCGAGTAAATCCTTAACCTTTTCATCATCGGTTATGTCGGGGGGCTCTCTGAACATTAAAGACATATCTCTTATAAGCGAATCCGTCAAATTCTCATATTCAAAATACTTTTTTAGAATTTCCGCCTCTCTCTTATCTATACGATTGTCAATAATTTCTTCTATATATTTCTTGTGTTTATTTTCATAAAAATCAATAGCCCGACTGATCTCTTTTCGTCTTTCGAGATCATCTCCCCACTTCATTAATTTCTTTGCCTTAATAATTTCTTCCATTAGCTCGTCTTCCATGCTGCCTGTTTCGGCTTTAATTCTCTGTCAATTAAATACCTTGCAGCATCGCTCAAATGTGTTAAATCCAAATTTGACTTGTCAATTCTGCCATTATCATCCAAAATAACTTGCTCTAAATCCTCAATCAAATCCTCATTATTTGGAGTGATCCATACCTGCTGTTTTGCAAAAGCATTGTTCACTATGTTTAGTGAATCCCTGTGTGTCTTGTTGTAGCTTCCACGAATCTCAAAACCCGCCTTTTGTAATATCTCAATGTCGGTATATCCCGCAGATGCAGTGTTTCTCTTAATTCCAGTCATGTCAGGATAAACGCAAATCTTATAATTAGCGTATCTATGCTTCAGCTCTTCCACCATTTCATAAGTGCTGGAGTTCATTATCTTAATCGTGTCGAATATTATAATATCATAACCATCACGAAATCCAATAACAGCACTCATTGGAGATACGTTAAAGTCCATTCCGACAAGCAGATTTCTCGGAACATCAAAGGGTTTCTTCCAGAGATTCTTTTCACGATCAAATCCGTAATATGCAGTGTGCCCTTTAAGATTGACAAACTCTCCATGCATATATTGACGGATCAGCTTCTCATCATATTGCTTTTTTAGAGATTCGATATACTCTTTTGGCAGGTATGGATTGTCCTCCGTGTTTCCCCTGAATAATTCCCCAAGTCCTTTTTTCACAAACACCCTATACGTGGTGTTGTATCCCTCCGGTGTGGTTGTAATGTAGAATTGTGCTTTTTCTGATCCCCTTAATCGTCCTATAATTTTATCATAAGCTCTTTGCGTGTTCTTTGGTGTCTCTACGTCAAACTCATCAGCTCCGCAGAATGTCAATTCTGATCCTACCATTCTTTCAGGTGTCTGCAAAGAAAATACCTTTATTCTACCATACTTTGTCTGTAATGCCCGCTTTGATATATTGTAATTATATTTTATTCCGCTTTTGTTTAGCATCTGTAAAAATGGAATCGTAAACAACTCGTCAGCCATATCTAAGGTAGGATAAACAACCCAGCCATTACTTTGGTCTTTATCGTTTCTGTTCATCACATGATGTTTAAATGTTTC